ATGACAAGTGCCATGTACCTACCCCTACGTTAATCTTAAGATTGCAGCTGAAGTTGTAAATGCCGGAAATTGAATTGTAAAGGTTCCAGACGTTGCAGTCTTGTCCCCACCAAAATCTAGCACGGCCACCGCATCAGTAGTATTTGAACCACCGTTGGTAGTTGTGTTATAGATTAAAGCTCCTCTAGCTGTAAGTGTTACCCCTACAAATGAAACAGTAGCAAAACTAGTTATAGCTACTGATGAGGATACTTTTACACCTTGGTTAACAAGTGCTTTACCACCTGCTGTGTAACCGGATGAAGTTACTTCCGTATTACTTCCACCACCTGGGTTAGTAGAATAGTTTGCTGTTGATTTACCTAATGTTGCTGAACTTGTGTACATTGCTAATTTATATACGTCAGTACTAGCATCAAAATCGTGACTTCCTTGTAGTAATTCTTTTTTGAATGAATTACAAATTGCGTTTGTTGTTATTGCCATGATGGCCTCCTTTAAATTTAACTGTTTGGTGATGGTGAAGGCACTTTAACTCGTGGCACACCATCATCGTATTCTGCACGTCTTCTTCTCCCCATTTGTTGAAGAGCAAAATTTTGTATCCCTTCAGTATACTTACTTTTGTATAGATTGTACATATCCATAGGTCCTTTAAGAAAGGAATAAGCTTCTGTAAGAACACCATCTAAAAGCATCCCTTGTTGATATTCTGATAAGTAAGTATTATTTGATGAAGTAAAACTAGGAGGAGTTATGATATAATTTAATTGAACTGCATAATCTATATTAGGTGTAGGTGCTACTACTATAGAACTTTCGTCCCAGTTTGCGTAATACTTAGGAATACCTGTAGCTCCCGTTCCGTTATATTCAGTAATAAAACTAGTATCTCTTTTATCCATAAAAGATCTATCTCCCGTAGAAATACTTGTGGTACTAAAAACCTGTAATGATCTTATAACTAAAAAATCAGTAGGTGTTATTAAAAATCTTTTTCCAGCGCTAAATGAAGATGTAGCGTATTTTCTTGTGTCATCATAGTCTACAGTTCCTGCTACATTCAATTCTACATTTCTAATAAATTGACCAATAATTGTATCCGTTAAAACATTACTATCTACTTCTGTAAAGTTTCTTACTTGTGCTAAAAAATCTGAATAACTTATTGCCATTATGTAATACTCACCGTTACTTTACCTATTGCTGTATCTAATTTTCTTCTTCTGTTTTGTAGAGAAGGGTCTGCTGGAATCATTGTACTAATAACAACTCCACTTGTTGTAAAAGATTGAGATGATTGAAGTGTATTAAAAGCAAAATCTCCTGGTAAACTTAAATCAGCAAAACCAACTCTTGTCCCTCCTGAACTAACTAAAGTATCATCGTTAGGTGCTTGCGGGTTTATATTTGATATATCTGTAGGTTGTTGAAATTTCATTGATCTAGTATTTTGTAATGCAATTGCATCCGCTGTAAAATGTCTTCTTCTAATTTGAGGATGTTTAGGTTCAAATTCAGAATAATGAACTAAAGAACCGTTCCATTCTTTTACCATTTCAGTATATGGAAAAGCCATACCTGATCTATCTGATATTGCTAGACTTCTTTTTCCTGTTGCCCATTTAGCCATTATTATATTCCATTAGGGTAAAATGATTGTGGTGTAATAAAAGTAGAAGCTCTTTGACCATCTTCATCCAAAGCTCTTTTCAATTGATCTTCGTATATTAATTTATTTTGTTGAACTAATTGTGGTGCTTTTTTCATTGATAAATAATAAGCAAGTCCTGCACACATACAAGGCAAAAACCTATAAACAACATCACTATCGTTTGTGTAAGCTCCCGCATCTTCTATTCTTTTTATTACGTAGTATTTTAAATAAGTATATGTATTTAAGTTAGGTGCTTGATATAAATATATTTTAGGTGTGGTAACTCTATCTACATAATATTGAGAGGGTTGACCTAAGGCTAACTTATTTGGAAGAGCTGAATAAGCTGATCTATCCATTTTTGATAGAGCAACATCTCGGGTATTAATGTCATCTGCATTAGATGCAGATGTAGACACAAAAGCCTCTAGAACATCACTTACGTCCGTAGCAACTGTATAAGCAGCTTGTCCGCTTACTAAAGCATTTTCGTGTAATGAAACTTTCCATAAATGGATACCTCTATTTCCCCATTCTGCGAACAATAAATCTAAACTTCTTCTAGCTGATTTTAAATCATGACCAGAGTTTGTACTTAAACCACATCTTTCGTAACCTTCTTCTATTATATCATCGATATTTAAATTAAAGCTAGTTGTTCCTGAAGTTGCCATTTTTTAATCTTATCCTTTTTGCGATTATACAATTTCTTTGATTGTATCACTTTTAGACTAAACTTTGAAGACCTTAGGTTTTTTGCTATTGGATTTTTTTTTCGCATGTTCACTGTCTTTCATGAGTCTGCCATTTGGCATGTAATGATGCCCGGGAGGTGCTTTTTTCTTTCTAGCTCCTCTAAGTTTACCATCTATCTGTGCTTTTATTTGTCCTCTTCCTATTGCCATTATAAATCCTTTGCTTTGCCTATTATTGGTTTATATTTCGTTTTACCATCTTCTTTAAATGCATGCAAGAATTGCTTTCTAGGTTTATCTTTAATATAAGAACAATGGCACCATCCACTTGAAGGTTCTCCTTTTTTGTAGAACTCGAGAATCATTTGATCAAAATTAAGATTTTTATATATCCAATCACAAAGTTCTGCATTGTCGACTCCCGGACACTCAAAATCCACAGCTTCAGCATCACAATGCTGGCTATTAACTGAGCTACCTATTGCAACAGATAACTCTGGTGATCTGTAACAACTAGTCACCGTCACAGGACCAAAATGATCTCTGACGGGTTGTAAAATATTATCACAAAGTAATTTTAGTTTTGCTATTTGATCTGAGTTAGGATTATTATCTATACCCTTACGTACCGCAGTGTCTGATTTAATAAGCTCTTGAAGATTAAAGTTTCTAGAAATTTTCATTATTTACCCCTAACTGAATCGATGAAATTATATACTCTACCGAATTGCTTATCAATAGACATTAAGTCAGACTGGATCATGGTTACGATTAATTGAAGTTCTATAAGTGTGACCAATGTCCACGTAGCTAATCCCATTAGTATTGTACCCAATAAACCTATTAACGCTGTGTTAGTTTTTCTACTCATAAAGGTGCTACTAACATTGTTAATACAATAAAAGCCATAATTAATCCTCCAGTAAAGTAATAGTTCATATACCCACACTCCATGTTAATTAGTCCTATTCATAAGCATTCTTTTAAAATCTAAATCTAATTCTCTTATTTTTTGTTCCATTATTTTTATTTTATCTTGAATAATATCGTTATTACCTTTCTCTCTTTCAACTCTCATTAATAAATTGTTTTGATTATTAGTTAACTGAGAAATATAATCTATTTGATTTTTTAAATCTTTCTCGTTGATTATTGTGATTGCGGCTTGATTTTTATTAATAGTCTCTGTAAGACTTACGATATACTTAACGCCTGTGAACGTTCCAACTACGAGAGATGCAACGACTGGCACCATTACTACATTTTTCTTTAATAGTTCTGCGATATTCATTTAACATCCTTATTTTTTTTTCTTCTTAAATATATTATGAATCTTCTCAAATAGCTTGTCTAGTGCCCCAAACATTTTATAAAACATTCTATCAATCATTTAACACTTCCATCTTCGTCTAGCCTGTCTTAATCTTGAATTAGGGTCTTTTGCAGCGTTAGGGAACTTTTTCATTTGTCCCGCTGATCTTGCGCAATATGATTTACGTCTTGCTGCTCTTTTTTTCCCTGGGCTATCTTCTGTAACAGCTGTACTCAACTTACTTCCAGGATTTTTTCTTCTATATGCTGCAACACCTGCAGCAGTCATTCCTGCACCACTTTTAGTGGATCTAAAATTCTTTTTGTTTCTATCAGGCATATTATCTCCGCCTTTACTAAAACTAGCAACACCACCAAGAGCTTTTTTTCTTTTACCCCCTCTAATTAAAGATTCTATAGATATAGGACTATACATTCTTTCCATTTCATTTCTCCAAGACTCAGCAGTATCGGTTCCTGCTCTGCTGCCAGCCATATTTCCTTTTACGTTATGTGTTTGAAATGAGCTTCCTACTTGGGATTGTTTTTTGATAGGAACCATTTTATCATTTCTATCACCTGCTCTAATATTAAATTTTTTAATACTTTTAGTTGTTAAACGTGCTCTTGCAGAATTTGCTTTAAGAGCTTCTTGTCTAAACAAAGGTCTTTTTGATTTTGTGGAAGTTTTTTTACTAGATGTTTTTTTAGCTTTATAGTTACGCTTTAAAGTCTTAACAATATCTTTTATTTTAGTTCCAGCGTATTTACTACCTGCTATAAAAAGTTTAGCTCTACTACTCATCCTAAGTAAATGTAATTGTTACACCTGGAGTATTTGTTAAATCTAAATACACACCTTCTTTAAAAAAAATACCGCTACCAGGTACAAAAATAGATAAACCATCTGTTCCAAATTTAAAAGTAGCTTTTACTGTACCACCGGCACCACCATCTTTTAAAACAACTACCGCATTGGC